TTTGCTGCACCTACCGACAATGATATTGCAATTGAGTACTTCGTGGACTCGATGGCAGATGACATGATGGGAATGGCTGAAAGTGGTGAACTTGGAAAGCAGGCTGGGCGTATGCTGGTTACTCGTAAGATGCAGTCACTTGGCAATGCCATCCTGCAACAAGCACCAATCATCAAGGACTTCTTTTACAAGCTTGGTGGTGCTACCGACAAGAACGGACGAGCAGTCTACGGAAATGGTCTGCTGGCGGAAGGAATCCGCGAGATTCCAGAGATGAAGAAGCTATTCCGCAAGATGATCTCCGAGTCTGCTGGTCGCCCCATGCATGTGGCAAAGGTAACCAAGGGCGAGTCTGATGGCCATGCCATTCCCATCATGGGCAAGGATGATCCGATTCTGAATGAGATGACATCTCTGTGGGAGACCGATGCCGATGGTGTTCCGTTGCGCGACAAGAATGGTGACTATATTCCGCTTTCAGACCAAACAGAACAACTCCGAGCATCCTCTGGTCTTATGCTACTGGAGGATCAGCAAAACAGGATCAACCGTGGAGAGACACTTGAGCCGGGCGAGTTGCGATTCAACCCGGAAGAAAACGCATGGACTGGGGAATATCTCACGGATCGCCAGATTCAAATACTGCGGACATCTGGCAGGTTTAATAATGCCCAACTTCGCCAGTTGGACATGCTTAATGGTGCAGCCAAAGAGAACACGGGGCGCAGGTTCCTAGTATTTAACCAACCTGCTACCAAGAAACGCAAGGGCAAGCGTGTGGCTTACGACACACTAGGAGTTTCCATGCGTGAGATTGTCCCTTACGGAATCAAGATCACCAAGGACGGCAACCTTCTAGTTCGCCTCATGAGTGTACAGCAACTGCACGCCAACGCTTTTGAGAAGGCGGCAAGCAAGCGGGGCCAATCCCTGTACAAGGGCAACGCAGAGCAGATTCTGAACGATGTGAACCAAGTGATTGAGAATCATGGTCGCAACGAGCCAACGGATGCCTACTTCAAGAGCAGGTACGGAAATGAGTGGGAAGTCCGCAAAAACTTCATCAACACCGTGTTCGGAAATGTCGGCAAGGGTCAGAAGGACATCAACCCGCTACTAGCCGCCGAGAAGGCAAAGAATGCCGTGGTTAAGACCTACCGCATTGACCGCATCAACAAGGCTACAGAATTGGAAGGGCGCACGAATCTCCCCTACCAGAATCACCTTGTGAAGGTGAACTTCATGCCAGAGGGCGAGCCAATCCTAGACGAGAATGGCGAGCCAAAGGATCTACGCTACACTCCAAGCTACGAGGATAGCCAAGTCCGCATGCCAGAAGCCCAGCGAGCGATGCCAGAGGGTGTCTCCCCAGAAGACCTCAACCCCGTAGCCAACGCACAGGAGGCTCAAGGACGATGGTCAGACGGCAAGCGGATGTTTGCGATCAACGAAATGGATGAGAAGCTGATTCCCATCACCTCCAAGGCGATGCTGGAGTCGTATCCAGCGGATGCTATCGGGTGGATGGAGCCAGAACCACAAAAAAGTGTTGCATTGCGTACAAATCAAGCCCAAGAAAGGCCCGTAAATGAAAGACAACCAACCACAATACAAACTCAACCCAGCGGCGCAAGCGTTAGCGGATCAGAAGCCACAGGAGAAGGACTACGACAACAAGGAGGACTATCTAGAGGCACTGAGCAGCTTCAACCACAGGGTCGTCCCGGCGATCAGAGCATCCCTCTCGCTGGATTACCCGCAACAGTAACGGTTCCCGGAATCGGGAAATATACCTTTGGCCCTAACGAAACCGCTCGCTCCATTGCGGCGGAATATGCGCGTTCTGCTGGAATTGATTACAACCCACCAAGAACTTACGCAAAAGTAGATACCGAGAGAGCTAAACGGATTGCGGATGAGTACGAAAAAATGGCTCACAATCCAAATGATCCAAAGGTCAAAGAGTCTTATGATGCGATGATCAAGGAGACTCTCGACCAGTGGGAGGCAATCAAGAAGACGGGGCTAAAGGTTGAGCCGATTCCTGCTGGATCTCCAGATCCATATGCAGCAAGCCCTCGACTGGCACTGATTGATGTAAAGGACAACAATCATTTGTGGTTCTTCCCAACAGCAAGTGGGTTCGGTGGTACTGAATCTGCTGGGATCGACATTAGCGGCAACCCACTAATGCAGCCAACGGGCGAAGTTATTAATGGACATCCGATGCTCGCCAATGATGTGTTCCGAATTGTTCATGATTACTTTGGACACATTAAAGAGGGTGTTGGATTCCGAGCAGATGGTGAGGAAAACGCATGGCGATCACATTCTGCCATGTATTCCGACAAAGCTCGCCCGGCAATGACTGCTGAGACTAGGGGTCAAAACTCATGGGTTAATTTTGGCCCATTTGCGGAATTTAACAAAACTGCAACAGGTGCTGACACTCAATATGCACCACAGAAAACTGGTTTGCTTCCTGATTGGGTTATGACCGAAGGTGCATCCGATGCAAGGTTCATGCCAGAGGGTGATGGATCAATCAACCTAATGAAGCAAACCAATCTTGGTGGTGACGCATCAATGATAATGTCGGCAAAGTGGGGAACTCCAAAGCAAACATCACAATCTGTCGCACTATCAGACAAACCAGAAAATCACATAGTTGGATTAAGCCGCATCAAAGGATTGCTAAAAGCAAAAGATTTGTCAGATAAACAGAAATCTAGCCTTGATGACTTTTTGGTAAAAACTGCATCATTTGCAACTGACTCTCCGGGGTTCAGGGATCTTGGAATTCCTACCAACAAGGAAGAGGCATTGACTATTATATCCAAGGTTACTGATCGCATGGCAAGAAACCTTCTTGCTATTTACGATGCTGTTCCACCACCAATTAGAAGCTATTGGCAGCGTTGGTATCCACTAGCTTATGACTGGAATCAGGCTCAGTCTGCAAAGCACAAAATAACAAGGCAGGTTGTCGCTGGAATAAACGCACGATTGTCACCGGGCAAAGACTGGATTCACAATGTCAACATGACGGAACGCATATTAAGTGCTTTCGCTGACGATATTTTAATGACCCAAGAGATTTCTGACGGGGCAATGCCAATTATTGACAATGCATTGGAAACAAAACTCAACTCAAAGGAAAACAAAAATAAGCCAAAGGCTTGGATTGACGAGCAAAAGGCAAAAGTTAATGCCGCTAAGCAAGAGGTTCAAAACCTTGTTGGAATGAAGTTGAGCGAAATGACTGATGCACAGGCAGCGCAACTTATTAGATACCACACCCAAGTCGTAGGAGACAACAAGGTTCTGAATTACTTTGAGCAAGGAAATCCAGTTTATGCTGATGCGATTAGTTGGCAGAGTTTTTCCAACTTGGAAAAAGCGATCAACATGTATCGTGACCCAAGCATGGAAAACATCAGCAGCAACATGGGTAGTGATCACAAGATCAGGTCGTTCTTTAACAACCAAGAGTCACCAAATGACAATGTATTGCGAGATGTCACATCAGATACGCACGCAGTTGCTGCGGCATACCTATTGCCGTTGTCACAGTCTAGCCAACAAGTAGCCAGAAACTTTGGTGGTTCGTCTAATGCTGTATCTGGGCTTAATGGAATGTACTACATTGTCGCTGACGCGTATCGCAAGGCAGCAGATGCTCGCAATGTCGAGCCTAGAGCAATGCAGTCAATCACATGGGAAGGCGCAAGATCCATGTTCCCAAGGGGTTTCAAGAAGGCAGAAAATGTCAAAAAAGTTGAGGCAATTTGGAATCGTTTTGAGAAGAGGGAGTTAACGAAGCAACAAGCACTTCAAGAAATTAACAAATTGTTGATTGACTTCTTTGCTAAAAATCCAAACTCTAGACCTAGATTCGCAGTTCTTCCACGATAATGGCCACCAACAAAAAATACTCTGACAAGGAGATCGTTGAATTTCTAGACGACATTTTCTCGTATGTGGACAACGAGGAAAATCCAGATCAGGAAACAGCAATTACGATTGATCCTATCAATCTTTTGAATGCCATGCAAACAACATCAGCAAGCGTTCAGAAAGAGAAAATCAAACCAGCCAAAAAATAATGAGTGAGACTAGCAGTCAAATGCTGGATTGCCCCGAAAATCAAGAATGGTTCGCAGAGGTAATGCGCCGAGCCGAGGAACACGGCAACAGGCAGCGTGTAGAGTTCTGGAACCCGCAGGCGGCGGCAAAATGCCTCTGGCTGCTTGCACAGGGGAAGAGCATCAAAAGCACCTCCGAGATCACCGGGCTTGCCCGTGACACCGTGCGGTCGCTCATGTGGCGGCATTCTGACACTCTGGAGACGAAGCGGAAGGAGTTCAGCCAGAAATATGCGATGGCTGCTGAAACCTACACGGACTTGCTATTTGCGAAGGCAGACCAGTTGTCCGACGATCCCGAACAACTCAAGAACATCTCACCCGACCGACTGGCGATCACCGTGGGTGTCCTCACGGACAAGTCCATGCAGCTCTCTGGCATGGCTACTGCGGTCGTGGAACACAGGCAGGGTGCGAGTATCGACGATGCCGCCAAGATGATCGCAGAGGCTAAATCTCGCATTGCCAGCAAGGTGAAGGCGAAGGCAGTCGAGGCTGAAATTGTCGCATGATCCCGGAACCAGAATCTAGATTTGATGGGCCGATATTTCACCACTATGTGGTGGAGCATGACGGCATCCAGCACAAGTGCAACACCCTAGCCTACGCCTCGTACTTGGCCGAGAAGTTCAACGCCAAGGTTTGGAATGTGGTGCTGGAGAAGCACATTGAGCCACACATAGGCATATGTAGGTACTGCCACAGGCATCGCGAACTTCATTTTATTGACGGCAACCGAGGTTCATTCCCTCCAGAGGATGATGCATTTGGATGCCCTGAATGCGGAAGCGTCTATCGGATAATCGACATCCTCATGGAAACGGACGCATACAAGACAACATGAAGTGGCGCACCCACCAGATCCTTTCCCCGCCGACCGATGAGGAGATTTCCCTCATGGAACCTGCTGACCTTGTGGAGCTTCACAGGGTCTATCACGAAGCAGTAGACAACGCAGAACGCGACCCGTACCGCTTTGGCTTCCGACTCCCCCACTGGGCGAAGGCAGAGGATCAACTACAGGAGGTAAACGAGATTGTGGCACTAGGCGGCAACCGCAGCGGCAAGACGCAGTGGGGCGCATTCTCTGTGGTGCGTGCTGCTATAGAAAACCCCAACGCCGAGATCATGTGCTTCGCACAGACTTCCGAGGTCAGTATTCGCCAGCAGCAGAGTGCCGTGTGGGATTGGCTTCCAGCGGAGCTACGCACGAAGCAGACATCCTCCGGGACATACATCAGTTACACGAAGAAGAATGGCTTTACCGACTCATCGCTCATCCTACCCAACGGCTCTCAGATCATATTTAAGACCTACTCCCAGTACCAGAACAACCCGACCATCTTGGAGGGAGCGGAGTTGGGTTCTCGCTCTCCTAATTGGCATAATGTGGGCGTTTGGCTGGATGAGTATTTGCTTGGCCCTGAGTTGATCAACACCCTGCGGTTCCGACTGGCAACCCGCAACGCAAAGCTACTGCTCACCTTTACCCCGATTGACGGGTACACGGAGGTGATCAAAGAGTATTTGGATGGAGCAACCAGCATAGAAAGCCGCGAGGCTGAACTGCTAAATGGTGAGCTTGTTCCATATGTCCAGAGGAGTAAGAAACGCAACGCCAGCGTCCATTACTTTCACTCACAGGACAACCCTTTCGGTGGCTACGAGCGGATTAAGGAGACTTTGGTTGGTAGGCCTAGGGAGGAGATCCTAATTCGCGCGTACGGGGTTCCGGTTAAGTCCCACGCCACCAAATTTCCCAAGTTCAACAAGGAGGTCAATGTGGTTGAGCCTCACGCTATTCCGACGAAAAATGTGACGCTATACCATATTGTCGATCCTGCGGGAGCGAAAAACTGGTTTATGGCATGGATTGCCGTTGACGCGAGCGGAACCTACTGGGTCTACAGGGAATGGCCGGGCGTGGATGTGGGCGATTGGGCCGAGTGGCGAGGAGGCAAGTGGGTTGCTGGCGATGGCGCAAAGGGGCAGGGCTACGGAATCAAGGACTATGTGGAGCTAATCCGAGACCTAGAGGGTGACGAAGAGATCATGGAGCGTCTAATCGACCCCCGCCTTGGTGCTGCCAAGTACCAGTCTGCGGATGGAGCATCATCCATTATCGAGGATTTGAACGACGAGGGCATCGTGTGCATACCCGCCCCCGGCTTGGAAATCGACGATGGGTTGCAAGCTTTGATCGGGAAAATGTCTTGGAATGTAACTATGCCGTCAGATTCGGTCAACCGACCGCATTTCTATGTCAGCGAGGAATGTGAGAACATCATCCAAGCCCTATCTGAATACACGGGCGATGGTGGTTTGAAGGAGGCATGGAAAGACCCCATAGATGTCCTGCGCTACGCCGCAATCTCTGGCA